CCTCCCCCCGGACAGCAAACACGCGACGCCGGGGGAAGTGCCGAAGACCTACGCAAGAAGGTTTGCGCCACCGCCTCTCGGGAATAACGAGGCGGTGTTTCCTTCTGAGTGCCGCGACAACGACGTCGCCTGCATCAAAGGTAGGCTTCTGGACTGTCAGAAGAAGGCGAACACGGTGGTTACTGCCAAGTACCATCGCTACGCCCGCGAGTGGTTGGATCTCAAATTCAGTCAGGACGGCGTGAAGCGGGGACAGGGGTCCCCGCTCACAATATCTGAGGTCGCCGACCGACAGACCCTTGCCAGGCAGCGAATCCGCAATGCTGCCGTCATCGCCTCCATCGACGACAAAGTCGAGACCAACAGCTTCCAGAAGAGGGAGGCCTATGGAGGCGTCAACCATCCAAGGAATATCAGTCAACTACCCACCACCCACACACTGGGGCTGGGCGCGTACACGCTTGCTTACAAGGAGGATGTGATGAAGAAGCAGCCGTGGTACATGCCAGCCAAGAATCCGAAGCAGATTGCTGAGGAAGTGATGAAGCTTGCCGACCGAAATCGCGGCGAAGTGGAGAATGGAGCTCTGACCGGCACTGACATGAGCCGGTTTGATGGACACATCAACGAGTTCCTCCGTGTGGAGGTGGAGGCAGCAGGATTGCTGCGATGGGTGAAAGAAGAGAACCGCGACCATCTGCGGGTCCTTCTCGAACGTGAGAGGAATGTGAAAGGGAAGACCAAGACCGGGTTTGCGTACAACACCGGCAGCTCCCGCCTTTCTGGCTCCGTTCTGACGACTGATGGAAACACCGACATCAATGCCTTCTTCCTGTACTGTTTCAGGAGGGAGGATGGAGATGAACCCGAGCATGCGTACGAGAATGTTGGATGTATATATGGAGACGACGGACTGACCGGCGGCCGCCTCAACCCTGCGTTGGTTGAGCGAGTCGCTAATGACCTCGGCCTAACAGCTAAGATCGAGGAGGTCGCGAGTGAGGGGTACCCCATCACCTTCCTCGCCCGAGTCTTCATCAATCCGTGGGCGACATCCGCTTCCGTGCAGAGTCCCAAGCGCACCCTCCTGAAGCTCCACACCACCGTGGACACTCAGAGGGATCCCATCGAGATAGGCATGTTGAAAACAGTGTCCTATCTAGTCAGCGATGGAAAGACGCCGTTCATCGGCGACTGGTGCCGCGCCTTCCAGGCGGCGGCGCAGCGCGACAACCCTGCACTACCTACACCAGCCTTTGTTCCAGGCTCCTGCGACCGGTGGGTCCACAACGACCGCACCATGACAGAGCTAGACTCGTGGCCACAAGACAACGTGAGCCTTGACGACATGATGAGCGTGGTAGCTGATGATCTGGGGATCACAGCTTCCGAACTCGGTGACCACATCGAGACGCTCCGAGCCCACCAGGGATCAGTCGACGAGTTACCCCAGATGGAGCAAGAGATGCAGAGCAGCGACAAAGATCGTGTCGAAGCTAGCATCGATGGTGATTTCAGGGGAAGCGGTCCGTCACAAGACGACGACATCACAGTCATCACGGATACTACAAATCTCCTTGCAAATGGAGTCGGG